TACAGAAGGCAGACCAGAACACGGGACTAGGCGTACAAGTCCATCAGATGCCCCATTTTGCGGGGACTATTACCGTAACTTAACAGAGCAGGACATTAGGGATAACTGCGACTTGTCTAAGTTTGAGCAGTACGGCTTTTCCACTAATGCAAACCCTGCTGATCTATATTTCTGGGGTATATGCAAGCTATAGTTATTTGCACTATCGGTAATCCCGGTATAACGATATTACTGGAAAGCATCAAGGTCTATGCTCCAGAACTACCAATTTATCTATGCTCAAATAACCTTAGCCTCTGGGGAACAATACGTTCGAGAATGTCGGAACTTAATGTTATCTACAGGCCAAATCCTGCTACCAATTTTGGAGACGCATATAATGCGGGTATCGATTATGCCTTCAGCAGGGGACACGATTCACTGATCGTAGCTAACGATGACGTTGTTATAACACCGAGTACTATAGATCTGCTCAAGGAAGATGCGGAAATTCTGGAATCCAATGGCGTAAATCTCGGATTCTTAGGTGCTAGATCTGATTATGTATTGCCTGACCAGAACATTAGGTTCCCTGTTTACGATGATAGGCAGGAAGGACTGTACTGGGCTAGTGAGGCCAAGATTAAAGAGACTGCTGTCATAGCGCCCATTTTTGCCACGATAAGTAAGAAGGCATGGGATGTAGCTAAATTTCCGAGCACGAATTGGTATTCCGATAATATAATATGCCATGACCTGCAAAAAGCGGGATTTAGGCATTTTGTCTCAAGGGCTTATGTGCATCATGCAGGAAGCCAGACGGTAGGGACGGATTACAAGAAATGCCACGAGGAGCCACGAGAGTGGATAAAGGCTAACAGGCCGGACGTATACGAGGCATTTTATGGCTGACGGATTATTGACTAGCATTCTTGGAGCTATTGATCGCCAGAAACAGGCTACTAAGGCTGGCCTAGGATTGCTGGTTAACGATCCTATGGAATTTGCTAGAAATGCAACAGCACGATATTTCCCGACTCCTGAAGAAGTAGCACAGCAAAGAGCGTTAGAGCAGTCTGGTGGTATGGCAATGAATACGCCATACATGGACAAGATGTTTAACTTAGCGCAATTTCAGGGAAGTATTAAGCCTACCGGATTACTTCCTTCTCCCCAAAGTTTAACTATGCCATCTGTTCCAACTGTTGACCAAATGAAACAATATGGCAGAACTGAGGTTGTCCCATTGTCTAAGGCTGTAAGTTTTCAAAGCGCAAGGAATTGGGAAAAGTTTAATGCTGGGAAAGGGCCGGGTGATTTGGTTGCTGGTTATGGAGATAAGCCATTAGCTTTGCGGCTTGAGACTGGAGAATATGTTATTTATGATGGGAATCATCGAACTGACTTAGCGTTAAGTAAAGGCAAAACAGAATTGCCTATGCACGTTATTGACGTAAAGTCATATGATCCAGCACACGCAGGACGGAAACCAGTGCCAGATAAGATGAGTTCTGATGAGCTATTAAAGATGCTTTTTGGGAATGGCAGTAAGTAAGCATGACATCCAAAGGATAATGCAATTATGGAAACAAATAATGTTAAAGAAACTCAAAGTAACTGGAAAGTAGGAGACGGTACTGCTGGCCCGGGTAGACCTAAAGGATCAGCTAATAAGTCCACTACTATCGTAAGAGAGGCTATAGCTAGCCTACTAGAGCGTAATGCTCCTAACATGGATAGATGGCTTAATGAGGTGGCTGATAAGGATCCTCATAAGGCATTGGACATTATCCAGAAGCTATCTGAGTACCATATCCCTAAGCTAGCTAGGACAGAGGTAACAGGTAGAGATGGCGAGGCTCAAGAGATGGTAATCCGTTGGGGAGGCAAGAAATGAAGTATAGACAGATGGCTAACTGCCCTATGTGCAGTGCGTTTCTAGTAAACAACAAGTGCTTGAACTGCGGATACGTTAAGTGACAGAGATTGTCATTCCTTACGAGCCGAGAGAACATCAGGTCATACTGCATGATGCGCTAGACAATAACCGCTTCGTTGTTGGAGTCATGCACCGAAGATTCGGCAAAACTGTTGCCGCAATCAATCAACTGGTAAAACGGGCTATCGAGTGCAATCTAGAAGATCCTCGATACGCCTATGTAGCGCCAACGTATACACAAGCCAAGAGAATTGCGTTTGATTATTTAGTCAAGTACACAAGGCCTTTAGGGGCTTCCGTAAACATAGCTGAACTTAGGGTGGACTTCTGGGGTAGAAGAATCTCGCTTCATGGGGCGGATAACCCAGATTCACTACGGGGAACCTATTATGATGGGGTTGTTCTGGACGAGGTAGGGGATATGAACCCTAAAGTTTGGAACGAGGTATTGCGCCCTGCATTGACTGACCGATTAGGCTGGGCATTGTTTATTGGAACCCCTAAAGGAAATAACCATTTTAGGGAGTTTGCAGACCGGGCTAAAGAAACCGATGGTTGGGCTTACGTAGAGTTTAAGGCTAGTCAAACCAACATTATTCCGCAGTCAGAACTTAAATCTTCCCAACTTGAGATGGGTGAAGATAGGTATCGGCAAGAGTTTGAATGCGACTTTAATTCTGCCATAGAAGGGAGCTATTTTGGGAAACTTATTAACGATCTTGAGAAACTTGGTCATATTAGCGATTTTCCTCGTGATGACTTGTGTCGCTCTTTTGCTGCTTGGGATCTTGGAATGGGTGATAGCACTACTATCTGGATTGCTCAACTGGCTGGAAAAGAAATTAGATTACTGGACTGCATCGAAAATCACGGGCAAGGACTAGACTGGTACGTTAACTGGCTGAGGGATAACAAGTATGAACAGTTTAACCAAATCCTTCCGCATGACGTACAAGTACGGGAACTTGGCACAGGTAAATCGCGTAAGGAAGTGCTTGAGGAGGCTGGGCTATCGATTACGGTTTGTCCACGTTTATCTGTGGCTGATGGCATACAAGCGGTCAGAAGACTTATTCCCCGGTGCTGGTTTCATCCCAAGACGAAGAACGGGCTTAATGCGCTAAGGAACTACCGTCGGGAGCATGACGAGAAGCGCAATGTTTTCTATGAGAAACCTTTGCATGACTGGTCTAGCCACTACGCTGATGCCTTCAGATACCTTGCAATAGGGCTTGACGAGAGCGACGGTTCGTGGTCAACAACATTGCCAATTAAGACAAATTGGATTGTATAATAGGCAAAATTTCCGTTAAGGATTTGCTATGAAGATGGATGAAGGTCAGATCAAGGGCATTCTTGAGAACGAAATCGACAATGCCATCGGTTACATTGAGACAGAGACTACCGAGCTACGACGCAAGGCTCTGGACTATTACTTACGTAATCCTTACGGCAATGAGGTAGAAGGCCGTAGCCAGATCGTTACTGGTGAGGTAGCTGAGGCTATTGATGGTGCATTGCCACAACTTATCCGAGTCTTTACGACAACTGAGGATATTGTCTACTTTGAGCCTACTCGTCCAGAGGATGAGGAATCGGCTAAACAAGCCACAGACTACTGTAACTGGGTGTTCTATCGTGAGAACGATGGTCTATTGATCCTGCACAACTGGTTCAAAGATGCCTTGATGCAGAAGGTTGGCGTTGTCAAAGCGTACTGGGAAGAAAAGGAAGACGTTAAGACTGAGAAGTACGAGAACCTGAGCGAAGATGAACTGGCTATGCTCTTGTCTGATCCCGGCATTGAGGTGGTCGAACAGGAAGTCGAGTTCATGGATGGCGGCATAGATATGATGGGTATGCCGATTCAGATCCCTAAGTTCGAGGTAAAGATCAAGAAGTCTAAGGAATACGGCTGCGTAAAGATTGAGAACGTACCGCCAGAAGAATTCCTAATTAGCAAGTCGGCAAGAACTATTCAGGATAGCCCGTTTGTGGCTCATCGTCGCTTGATGACTCGTAGCGAGTTGATTGCTATGGGCTTTAAGAAGAAGGTAGTTGAGGGCTTGCCTTCTTACGATGACTTGCAGTTTACGCCTGAGCGAGTAGCAAGGTTCTCTCAGGGTGAGCAGCCAGACGAGAACATCAGCCTAGATCCTGCAATGCAGGTCATTGAGGTATACGAGTGCTATATCTACATTGACGTTAACGGTGACGGTATCGCTGAGTTGCGTAAGATTCTGTACGCTGGCAGTGAGATTTTGGACGATGAGGAATGCGATGTAATCCCGTTTCATAGCCTGTGTCCTATTCCTATTCCGCATAAGTTCTTTGGTCAGTCGCTAGCTGATCGGACGATGGACATCCAGCTTATCAAGTCTACGGTTACCCGTCAGATGCTCGATAACCTGTACTTGACTAACAATGCCCGTCTTGGCGTAGTGGATGGTCAGGTCAACCTAGATGATGCGCTTAATGCAACACCCGGCGGTATTATCCGCATGAAGTCTCCCGGCGCTGTGATGCCGATTGAGGTTCCGTCTGTTACGGCTCAGGCATTCCCGATGCTGGAGTACATGGATCAGGTTCAGGCTAAGCGTACAGGTGTTAGCGACTCGCAACAAGGTCTTGATCCGGATGTGCTCAATAACGTGAGTGCTACGGCTATTGCTGCGATGATGAAGTCTAACTCTGGCAAGCTGGAGTTGATTGCTCGTATCTTTGCTGAGACTGGCGTTAAGTCGCTGTTTAGAGGCATTTTGCACCTGCTTGGCAAGTATCAGGATGAGGCCAAGATTGTCCGTATGCGTGGCAAGTTTGTGACTTTTGATCCACGTACATGGGCTAATGAGTACGACGTATCGGTTAATGTTGGTCTGGGTTCAGGTGACCGTGAGCAGAAGCTGGCTATGCTGAATATGATTAGCCAGAAGCAAGAGCAGATCATTCAGGCTTATGGCCCATCGAATCCATTGGTTAGCGTTGCTCAGTACCGTGACACCTTGGCTCGTATGATTGAGGCTGCTGGCTTTAAGGATGCGTCTGTATTCCTTAACGAGATTAGTCCTGAGCAGAATGCTGCATTGTCTCAGCCACAGCCACCAACACCAGATGCACAGGCAGAAGTGGCTCAAATGCTAATGCAGGTAGAGCGTGAGAAGACACAAGCTAAGTCGCAGATTGATGCGGCTAAGTTGGATCTGGAGCGTCAGACATTGGAAGCAGAATATACCCGTAAAGGTATAGAACTCCAGATGAAGCAGCAGAACGATGCGGCGGATATGCGTCTAAGGGAAGCAGAACTTGCGGTGAAACAGCTTCAGGCTATTCTAGCTATGGACATTGCTGACGAGGAATCCCGTAACAAGCAAGCCGATATTGTCTTAAAGGCAATCCGTGAGCTTGGCAATCTGAATAAGGTTATGTAATGGATAAATCAGCATGGGCTGAACATATGCTACGAGACGAGTGGTTCCAAGAGATGATGCAGGAACTACGCTCGGTAGAGATTAACAAGTTTGCAATGAGCGATATGAACGATAAAGAGGTACGTGAGAACGCTTATATGCAACTTAGGGCATTGGAATTGATAGAGACTTACTTAGAGGGACTTGTTTCTCAGAAGCTCATAGATGAGAAGCGGTTAAAGATTTTGTAACCCGAATCGGGCGGTTCCCGATATAATTTAGGAAATATATATGAGCGATACTCAGGGCACGACTCCCGAATCGGGAAATGCGGAGTTAACTGTAGGTGGTGCAGCTAACGCTATTTTGGGTCTTATGGGCAGTGACGAGGGCTCCGAACCGGAACAACCTGAAGCACAGACCGAAGCCAACGATAGCGAGGCCGAATCTGATGAGCCTGAATCTTATGAATCAGACGAGTCAGAGGTAGAACAAGATGATGAAAGTGATGAGCAAGAGGAGCCTCCGAAATACCGGGTTAAAGCCGCTGGTGAGGAACGTGAGGTAACCCTAGACGAGCTAATCAAGTCTTATCAACTTGGCACAGACTATACAAAGAAATCGCAAGCCGTAGCTGAGGAGCGCAAGGCGGTTGAAGCAGAGCGCCAGCGTATCGATGAAGCTAGACAACTTCGAGATCAGTATGCGGATAGGTTGCAGGTTATAGAGCAGATGCTCAACCAGCAGCCGCAAGAGGAGAATCTGGATTACCTTAAAGAGAATGACCCGATTGGGTACGCTGTTAAGGTTGCAGAACTCTCTCAGCG